ATGTGGTGGAGCCACACCCAAACGACTCCGGTCTCCTGCAGCACCGGGTTCAGCTGGTTGCGGAGCCAGTGGCTCATGAAGGCCTGGTCGCTGATGTCGTCGCCGGCATAGGACAGGAGCGGGTCGGCGATGAGGAGGTCGGCCTTGTGCTTGACGATGATCGAGCGAGCGAGGCGGATGAACTCGGAGCCGGTGCGGACGGTCTCGTCGTAGAATCGGACGTTGGAGTCGAGGGTGGCCAGGTCGGAGCGGGGGATGGCCATGCCTTGGATGACGCCGCGGAGGGCCTCGGCCATGTCGCCGCGGTCGTTCTCGGCCTGAATGAAGGCCACGCGGAGCGGCTTGATGGGCTGGATGCCGAAGAAAGGGCGGCCGAGGGCGCAGGTGAGGCCGAACTGCATCGCGAACGATGACTTGCCGACGCCGGACTGGCCGACGATGACGAGCGAGCCTCCGCGGCAGAGCCAGCGGTTGCCGAGGACGTTGTTCGGGTCCTGGTCGACGTTGTACTCGAGCAGCTCGGCCGGCGTGGCGGGTTCGGCCAGCTCGGACTGGTCGCGCCAGTCGATCCACTCGGCCCAGTCCTGGGCGCCGATGTTGAGGGCCACCAGTCGCTGCTCGGTGCCGTCGCGGAGGATGCCCGGCAGGCGCGAGAACCGGCTGGGGTTCTTGTTGGACTCGCACGGTGCGTGATCGGAAAGGAACTCGTACACGGAGTCGCGGCGCTGCTCCCACTCGCGCTTGTCGCCGGCGTCGACGCGCACCCAGGCGTGCAGGCTGCGCCCGCCGGAGTCGATGACCGCGGCGATGGGCAGGTTGCACTGCGTGATGATGGCCAGCTGCTCGTCCTTGGGCTTGTCGTCGAACTCGATGAGGACGTGCCGGTACTGGGCGACGTTGGAATCGCTGCCGTCGTAGCGGTCGGGCGTGGTGGGGTTGATGCGGATCCAGGCGCCCTGCGGCTTGCCGTCGAAGATGTCGTTGCGGTCGCCGGCGAAGTGCTCCTCGAGCCAGCGCGAGACGGGCATGAAGGTGCCGGAGTTCGCGGGGAACCACTTGTCGCGGTCCTCGTCGTGGCGGGCCTCGGTGGCGATGCAGACCCAGTCGGTCGGCAGGAAGAGGGAAGAGAGGAACTTCCGAGTGGCTTCATAGCCGGCGGGCATGGCCTGCGCGGGATGCGCCGGTGCGGCGGTGCGCTGCACGATGAACTTGCCGGAGGGGCTGACGCAGCTTGGCCGGCGCGGCGTGTCGTTCTGGATGAGGAAGCCGGCGGGCTTGTCGTGAGGCTTGCGGATGGCCTCGTCGATCTTGTGGGCCAGTTCGCGCTCGCTCCAGGGGGGCCGGCAGCCGGCGTTGTATTCGCGCAGAAGTGCGAGCGCCTGCTCCCTTGGGAGAGAAAAGCCGTGGCAGAGCGCCACGGCTACGGTGTAGGTCTGGGAGTGGCCTCCCGCGCCGGAGATGGCCGGCGGGCAGGTCGCCAGGTATCGCCTGGCACGGTCGAGGAGAGTCATGTTGGGTGCTGTCGTTCGAGCTTGTGAAGGTGGATGACGATTGCCTGCAGGGTGGTGACGAAGAACGCGACGTGGCCTTCCTCGAGGTCGTCCTCGCCGAGGACCGCCTCGAGTGCCACGACCGAGCGGATCAGCAGCTGGCGCTGCTCCGCGATGATGCGGTCACGTTCTGCGAGTGCGTTTTTTACCATCGGGAAGAGTGACCCGGCGGCGGATCTCTTCGTCGGAGGGCAGCCTTGGCTTGCGCCGGAAGATGCGGTCGAAGTTGGAGCGGAACTGTTCGCTGAAGCAGTTCCTGGGTGAGTCGCCCTTGCCGTTCATTGGACGAGTGAGAGTGCCTCGTTGATCTCGCGGCGGATGTGCTCGGCCAGCTCCTGCACGCTCTTGTAGTCGTGCCCGTGCTTCAGGACGGAGCGCAGGTGCTGGTCGATGTCGTAGAGCGCGACCCAGGCGTTGTGCGCGTGGACGGCGCGGACGTGTTCGTCGTGCTCCTCCGGCAGCTGAAACTCGATGGTGGCTTTCACGTCTGCGCCTCCTTGTTTTGGCGTAAGTCTTCGCACACCAGGTCGAACGTTTTTTTGAAAACGCGCTGGCATTGATCTTCGACGGTTTCAAGTCTCTCTGGGCTGGTAAAATACAAGGTGCTATCTCGGGCGTAGTAACCCTCCTCTTCGTCGTATTTGCGGGCCACCACGCGGATCAGCACACAGTCGATTTTCTTCACGGCTGCGCCTCCTTCATCGGTTCGTTTTCTGGCCAATACCCGACGACCATGCGCCCGTGCTCCGCGACGACGCGGAACCGCCCGCGCTTGGCCAGCTGCCGCAGCGCGATGGCGTCGGTGGTCAACGCACCTGAGTCAGTGACGAGCGTGCCGGCGACATGGCCGTTGTAATCGCGAATCGCGGTGCCGGTGTGGCAGTGCTGACGCGCCAGATCTTCGACCAAGTTGAGCAGCGCGGCGTTCTCCTGCTCGAGCGCCGCAAATTTCACCTCGCGGCATTCGCACGCGAAGTGATGGGTGACGCATTCCTTCATGGCCGGCCCTCCTGCTGGCGCAGCGTGGCCGTGCGGATGCGGCGGGCCATGAATCGGTCGTAGCCATCCGAGATCTCTCGGTACAGCTGCATGGTGGATACGGCCGCGGCCGGCCGGCGTTCGCGCTTCTGCGTGGTGGCGCGCTCCCACTTGTACGTGTTGGCCTCCTTGTTCATGCCGCAGCCTCCGGCCGCGTGCCCGACTGCGCCCACTCGTAACAGAGCAGGTAGCCGTGAGCGTCGATGATGTTGTCCGCCTTGTGCGCGTGAACCTCGCGGGCCAGCTTCAATCCGACCATCATGAGGATGGCCTCCTGCGCGGTGATGTCGCGCTTCAGGATCGGGTTCAGGATGCCGCTCCAGATCTTGGCGACCTTGGCGTAGTCGTCGGCCGGGTTGCCGTAGCTTGCGTTTCGGTCGCCCAGCACCAGCTGCATGGCGGTGTCGGCGTGCGTCATGGCGAGTGTCCCCGTTTCGCCTCGAACTTCTCGAAGGCCTTCATGCCGTCCTTCAACAGCTCGATGGACGCCCAGATCTTTTCGCCGTCCGCGGCGTGGCAGGTGCCGATGTAGTTGGGCCGGCGCATCAGGCCTTCCTCGTTGGTCTCGATCTTGTCGAGTAACGCGAACAGGCCGGCGGCGCCCTGGTGCATCTTCGCGGCGGCGTCGTGCAGCTTCTTCATGCGACGGCCCTCCGCTTGTAGTAACTGACGCGAACGCGAAGGCGCTGAATCATGACCTTCTGCTTCTGCAGCTTCTCGGTCAGCGCGTGGATCTCCGACTGCCAGGGCGCGTCGCACCTCGGCTTCTCGTTTTCGTGCGAAAGGTTGACCAGCCTCTGCTGCAGGTCTTCGACCTGCTGCAGGTGCTCGGCGGCCTGCTGCTTGATGGCGGTGTTGAGCCGCGAGGGCCGGACCAGCATGAGGTCAAGCCGACTTAGGAGTTTGTTGATCGTGTGCATGGGAAGAAAACGGGTGCTTGCCGGCGACGATGTTCCAGATCGTCGCGTGACTGCGGTTAAAGCGTTCCTCGAGCTGGGGGCGTGTAACGGATCCGCTGCGCCAGAGGGCCAGGATCTTGTCGTGCTCCTCCTGCGTCATGAGGCGGCGCTGCTGCATCTTGAACGTGCGCGGAGGACGCACGGAGCCTGGTTCCTGGACGGTCTCAATCTGCTTGGCGTATTTCTCGAACAGGTACTCCACCGCCCGCATCACCTCGGAGGCCGGGTGCTCGCGAAGAGGTCGAGTTGGACTTCTGTCGAGGGGATGGCGTGGGGACATGGGAAGGCGGAGTTGATGAGCTGCACGACCCTTCGGTCCCAGCAGCGCGGGCAGTATCCGTCAGGCGGCGGCGGCGGTCTCTCGGTTGAAGGTGACGCTGTATCCAAGTTTCTTGTATGTCTTCCAGCGGGCGAACCACTGGCTGTGGGCCAGCCCGGCGCCGCGGTCGTTGAAGTCGTGAACGGTGCCAAACTCCTTGCCGGCGTGCGGGCGCATCACGCGGCCGGCGCGCTGCTCGATCTTGCCGGCGGAGCGCCCGCCGGAGGCGAGCACGAGCACCGAGGCCCGCGGCACGTCGAGGCCCTCGTCGGCCAGGCTGGTCGCGATCATGCAGCGCAGCGTGCCGTCGCGGAAGGCGTCGATGGCGGCCTTGCGCTTCGCCTTGCCCAACTTGGCGTGAACGAGCTGTGAGCCAGGGATCCGTTCCTGCAGCTGCTCGCCGTGCTCCACGGTCGACACCAGCACCAGCACCGAGCCCCCGGAGCGCGTGGCCAGCTCGACGATGCGGTCGTTGCGGCCGGCGTTGGCG